AGCATTAGGAATACTTTCGACAACAGTTCCTGCTCTGTCATTTTCGTACATTACCGCAGTTTCTGTAAACTCTGGTGTGTACATTTTAACTTTTAATTGTTTTTTTGATTTTTCAACAATTACTTTAAGGTATACAAGTTTCATATAACCGTTTGACTGTCTTTCATACTTCCAATCGATTACATTTTCAGGACTTATTAGACTAGTATATGGTCTAACACCTTGTTGTAATTCTTCTGCTCTTGTACCAGCGTTGCTTGCCGGCTTGTCTACGAATACATATACTGCACCGTACACACTTGCCCATTTACCTGCTTCTCTCATAAACGCATTGTAACTGCGTCCATCTAAGTCAGCATCTTTTAAAAATGGTACTAGGTTTGGATTGTTTTCTATTGAACCATATCTTCTTTCAATAGTTGCTCCATATATGAAACTACTGTAACTATCAACTGTTCTACGACAGTGATTTTCAAGTGGTGTTTCATCCAAGCGTTGTTCATATTCTCCGCCTGATTCTAATTGGTATTTGAAAAGGTATTCACCGTTTCTATATGCCGCGCCTCCCTCATACGAATCAGCATATAATCTCCAACGATCAATATTCGCCGCGTAATCCGGATGCACATTTTTCATTTGTTCTTCTGTATACATCTAATTTGTCCTTACTGTTATTTACCCAAATCTACGAACCGGTGGAGCATTAATGGCCCAACGGCTTGGTTCAACCCGCGGTGGTTGTACTCGTGTAATTGGGTACAAGTATTCTACCATATATCCTAGTGCGTCTGGCATATGATCTAATCCACTGTTTTTGTCTTGGTCGTTACTGCCCTCGCGGTAAGACAGTTTGTTTAAACAGTTCCTTAAACTTTTACATTTAGGATCTATTTTAATTTTGTTGCTACTAAAAGCACTATTTACACTGTTGATTCTATCTCTAACTGGTGGGTGTGCTCGTCTACTAATTACATTGAAGCCTGCATTTGCCAATATTTTATGGTCTGTGGTGTTGCTACTTGTCTTACGAGCCGCTCCTGCAGGGTCTGGAAACACTGTAACACGACTTTGACCATATCTTTTTTGTATTTCACTGGTCATATCAAATGTATTGCTGTTTCTTAGTTCAATTTCGTCGAAAATATGCAGTCCTTCTGGTGTTTTTATGCTTACAACTGCTGAACCTGGGTCAATGTTAAAGTCCATGCCTATATAAATGTTGTGTATGGGTCCTGTGTACTTTTCTATGTGTTGTTCTTGGAAAGCAAAGTATACTAGACCTTTATAATCTACCCAGTCTGCTAAAAATTCTTGTTTAAATGTTCTTTCGTCCATTTCATGTTTGGCTAATTCTATTTCTTCTGGTGGTATTTGTCCACCTTCTACACTGCTGTACTTGAATGTTGCCCAATCTGTTTGATCTTGTGCCCATTCATACAAATCATAGAAGTGGTTACCTTTGCCTTTGGGAGTACCAATCCATAATGCGTGTCCTTGCTTGTCTGCAAGTGCTGGTCTTATAACATACTCCCAAGTAGTTGGATCTACATCGGCAAATTCGTCAAATACGACGAAATCTAAACTTACACCTCTGAGTGCATCAGGATTATCACTGCCTCTTAGGCTTATTTTACTGCCATTTACAAGTCTAACAGTAAGTTCTGTTTCATTTACCTTTTTTACCCAACGCAGATCTTTTAATCTCTGTTTTAAGTCGTCCCATACCACAGTTTTAGCCTGTCTGTATGTAGGCGCAACATAGTATATGTTACGATTGGGTATTCTTGCGAAATAACACAAGTCGCGAATGGCTAAGAATGTTTTGCCGAATCTTCTTCCGGCACTTACAACTCTAAACCTACTGCTGTTGTTCGCTATCGTCTGTTGTGGTGCTGTCAGTTGCATCCGTTTCCTCTGGCTTTGCTTCATTCCATGGTAGAGGTTGACTTGCATCGCTGTCTATCATTCCATTATCACTCATGCCTAATAAATTCTTTGCTAAAAATATTTGTACTGGCGCACTGTTGTTTTCACAAGCATTACGCATCATACTTCTTCTTAATTTAAGTTTACCATTAGCATATCCTAGTTCAATTACTTGTTGTGCCTTTTTATCTCGCTTAACTGTGTCTTCATGACAGCCTACTATGTGTGCTATCTCTCGTCTTGTACACATAAGTTCAGCCATGCGAAATATTTGATCATAATCAAAGTTATGAACTTTTGGTCTGCCTGGTTGTTTTTTCTCTTCTGGTGATTGGGTATCACTCATTTTATTTCCCCTGTTATGTTATTAGAAACTACGCTGTTCGCATACTACTCTAAAAAATTTTCGTTCCGTTTGACTATCGTTTGTAGCAATAGTATTTCTTACTGTGTATATGTTGCCGGCTGTACCACCTGTTAACACTACATTAGTCTTTTTATTACCACTTGCTATTGAATTACCGCTTACAACCAAAGGATCACTGTCACCTGAGATTGAATCTATAGCGAAACTGCTTGTGCTTATAGTTTCACTAGTTGCTAACCAATTTGTATAGTCAAAGGTATACTGTAGAGTACTTTCTGGATCTTTGTCAATATACAATCCATCATTGTCTCTTTTATATCCTGTTAATGTTGCCATTAGTAAACCTCCACTGGACTATTTCTTGTTTCACTTTCAATTGTTCTTGTTCTACTTTCGAATCCCACAGGGTATTCTCTGGTTTCGCCATCTACTATAGCAAAGACCCTGTTATCTGGATCTAGCGGCAGTAGATATGCTCTTGTTTCGCTTGGCACACTGAAAGTAGTGTGTGCAAACGGTGGATGAATTACTGCTGTTAGTACACTAGCACTAAATGCCATACTACCAGTGGCTTCGCCACCCAATTTAACATTGCCTTGAAACACAGCACTGAAAGCCGCTGTGCCTGTAGCACGACCACCTAACTGTCTTTCACCTTCAGCACTGCCACCAAAAGTAATTTGTGCAGTAGCATTACCAGGATGTCTTCTTGTACCTGTTGAACTAGCACTTACTGTTAATGGTGCTGGTCCAATACCAGGACTCCATCTTGTGTGTTGGGCCAATTTTCCCAACTGCTACAGTCCTGCCATCTTACACTGCCACCTCTTTCCTTGGTTACATCTCCTACGAAGTATAAACCAAAGTCGGTGGTTTCAATATAATCACTTACTACATACTGAGACACAGATTGCTCCTAGTCTAGACTTATAGTTAAGTTGCCACTGTTAATTACAAATTGATCATCTGTATCAACAGTTTTGCTGGCTGTTAATGCTTGAATTAGTAAACAGTTACCACCTGAACTTGCGTCCATAAGTGCAATATGCGTTACCGCACTGCCATATGCCGCTGTTGCAACTGGAAATTGTATGTCAGCACTAGTTGTTACACTACCACTGGATGCACTTGCCCAACTGCTGTTAGCCGCCGCCATTCTTGTGTAACCTGTACCACTACCACCTACTGTTGCCAGTACTTCGGTAAATGAACCTGCTTCTGCATCGCTTACTGCTGTTGCAAGTGCGATAAACATTGGGTTTGGTGCTGTATAAGCCGCGTTGTTTACTAAATGATCAAGTAATTTTAATTCTAAAAAATTAGTTGCACTCATCTTTGTTTCTCCTTTAAATTAAGCAATTTTTGTAAATTTAATCCTTAAGCCATCTCGAGGATTCGCATTATTGCTAGGTGTATAAGTTGGATATAAAAAACCAAATTTATCAGTGCCATTGCTTGAAAACACTGTGTTGTTTAAACCCATTTGAATACATTGATTGTTAGTGCCGATTTCAACAGGTAATGCAGTTACTATAGTTGCTCCACTTGTATCATTCTTAAAACTACTGGCAGTACCAGGATTTGCTCCACCCTGTAAATTAATTGTAATTTCATGTTCCATAATGTATGTACCACTAGTTAAAGTGAACCTATCATTACTAGTTATTGTACAGTTGCTTCCGGCGTCTGAATGTTCTGCTACTTCATTATAATCACTGCCGGTTCCTGCACCAGTACCTGACATTTCTAGTACAACTGTTTGATTACCTATATCAATAACACCACTAGGAAAATAATCAATTATTGCATTGACATTGTCGATGTTTTGTTTTATTTGCGGACGAGCCTGATTGGGATCGTCCGTTTGTGCGTCTAAATGTGTTGTTGTTGCTTTAGTACTTGGCCAAGCCATATGTGTATTCTCCTGCTATATTAAGCACTGATAGTTGCTCTATCTGAAACTCTCTTCCAAACAGAACCATCCCAGAAACAAGGTATACTTCCGCCTGTTTCATTTGTACAAAACACCATATTACCAGTACGGCGCACAGCATTTACTGGGCTGGTGCTCTGTAGTTGTGCTACAGTATAATTAGGTAGTTCATGTCCACCCGCATTGTAGTTTGTGGCTGTTTCATCATTACCATAAAAACTATAGTGATTGGTTACTGTAGTTGAACTTTGTACAACTGTGTCGTAGTATAGTCCATACAAGTTTGTAAGTGTTACAGCACCTGTACTACCATTAACATTTGGTTGCATATTGATTGCTCTACAGTCTGTAACTGTAAGTCCACCACTTGCTGTTGATTCAAATTGTGGTGTATATGTTGCACCAGTCATTGCGGCAAGTGTAGCGGCATCATTGCCTGGATCTTTGTTCTGTACGAATGTTGAAACAAAGTGTCCGTTATATCCTTGTCCAAAACCACTTGTTGAGTTGTTGAAACCATTCATGTCATAAACACCTTCAACATAGTTCATTCTAATACGACCTGCACTTGTACCGCCTGAACTTGTTGCCGCATTCGCTTGGTAGTAACTTAAGATTGGGTTTGAATGAAATCTATCACTACTGTTGTTAACCTGTGTTTTTACAGTTACTGGTCCATGTACTCTTGATCCTGAACCGTTGATACTGTCGAAAAATCCAGACAATGTTGAAACATTGTCTTCATTACCGTATATCTGAAATAGTCTACTAGCATCATTTACTGATTTGCCATTAAGGTCTAAATCTCCGCCTAGTTGTGGTGTAGTGTCTTCTAGAACATTGCCTAGCACAGCACTTTTACCTGTGACTAAGTTTAAGTTGGCGGCTGTTGCTGTTACAAGTGTGCCACCTAATTTTAATCCGTTTGATCCATCATGACTTGCTATGTCAAAGTCATGTGTGCCGTCCTGTACGGTTACATTTGAATTCAGTTGTATAGCACCTGTACCATTTGGGTCCAGTACTATGTTGCCACTGCTGGCTGATGTAATGTTTTGTCCATTTACATCCAATGCTCCACCTAGTTGTGGGCTGGTGTCTGCTACGACACTTGCAATTTTTGTGCCGACTTCTGTATTGATCAGTATAAGGTTACTGTCCATCTCTACATGAGTTAGAGCTGATCCTTTAGCACTTGTACTGCCTGGATCAGTTGCCGAAGTCACCTGTCTTAATTTAATATTGGCCATTAATAATCTCCCTGGGGGTAGTCTTTTGTTATAACAAAGTTATTTATCTATTCATAAAAAAACCCCCAGAATGACTCAAACACTCCGAGGGCTCATTAATGTAGTAATTAAGAAGTTCAATCTTAATTTATTAGAATGGAGCAGTGAGTGTCTAAACAAACAATAATCTGCGAGGAATTTATAAGGCTAGATGTCACTCCTGCTCCGGTAACTGATTATTATGCAAATACATCTTAGTACGGATGTGGTTATACTATAGGATACAACCAATGAATCAGTTACAATTTACAGTTGC